CCCTTAATTAAATATGATGATGATCCTAGTTTATTCATCCCTCAAGCATTTGATATATTTTTGTTATATTGTAAATATAAAAAGTTAAATTTTATATATGATGCAACGAATACAGGTGCCGAATTTAGATATTTTATAATGATGCGTTGTTATCTAATGTGTAATTGTACACATTTTATTATATGGGCGCTGATTACACCTTATGGTGATTTTCAAAAGAATATAAATGATAGAAATAGAAATAGTGTAAGACAAACCACAATGGGGTTTGTAGACCAAAAACTTTTAAGTTTATTTAAGATTGACCCTCTCTTACTAACAACTACTAATCCCTTACTAACAACTACTAATCCAAAGTTAAGTACTATGATTACAAAGTTAAGTACTATGATTAGAAATATAGAAATAGAAATAGAAGAAAAAAATAAAAAAAAAGAAAAAGAAAAAGAAAAAGAAAAAGAAGAAAAAAAACCTAAAGAAGAAAAACCTAAAGAAACAAAAACTAAAAAAGGAAAAACATTTAGTGAAGCAGAAACAATATTATTAAACTACATAAGAAGATTAACATCTAAGCAATATGAAGAATTATTGCAAAACACATTTGAAACTCTGTATCATCCTGAAAAAAGTTCATATTATGGGTTATCTGAAAGTGAGTTTAAAAAAAAATTTTCATTGTTTAATCTTAATAATTTATTCACGACAAGTCTAGTGACATATATGACAGCACGGACATTAGAAGCACGTGGAGGAAGTATATTTAAAAGAAAATCAAGAAAATCAGGAAGAACTAGAAGATCTAGAAGAACTGCTAGAAGAACTGCTAGAAGAACTGCTAGAAGAACTGCTAGAAGAACTGCTAGAAGAACTGCTAGAAGAACTGCTAGAAGAACTGCTAGAAGAACTAGAAGAACTAGAAGAACTAGAAGATCTAGAACATATAGAAGAAGATGAAATATTTACGTTAGTTAAAAGTTAGACATGACTTATTTACTTACAAAAGCCATATGAATAAATAATGACAGCGACAATTCCCAATACAAAACCCAAATGAAATTTAAACTGCATTTTTTTGTAAATGTTTAGCCAACCTTGTATTTGTGTTTTATCATTTAAATGAAGCAACATGTAGTCGGTTTTGGGATATAATATATAAAATAAGTAGTTTGTAACAAAAGTAATACTTGCAACCATACAAATTTTAGGTAGTGCAGATGATTTCGGGTTGCTCGAAAACAAAAATTTCTTTCCAAAATAAACAGCTATAAAAGATAGCACAATTCCTAAAAGAAATCCGCCATAATATATTTTCTTTCGCTCGTCTATTATTTTTTCATACAATACTTGCTGCTCTTGTGATAACGTATTTTTAAATTGTGCTTTATTATTGTCATTAGCACATGAAAACATAGTGTATATATTGGCTATTAAAAAAACCGACGCAAACATACAAGACCCATAACACACCATTTTTATATTATTATAATATTATAACATTATAAAGTTATTATAAAGTTATTATAATAATGTTATAAAGTTATTATAATAATGTTATAAAGTTATTATAATAATGTTATAAAGTTATTATAATAATGTTATAAAGTTATTATATATTTTTGATTTATAATATATAATAACATGGATTTAAATATTGAAAATTATAGTGTTGATGAAATGCTTGAAATATTCCATATTGATGTAGCAAGTGCCGATTTAACTCAAGAATTTTTATATTCTAAATTGCAAGCTAAAATAGCAAAACTACGAAACGTTGACATTAATGAAACTAGCGAAATAAGCGAAAACAAGGCACAACTTGTGGATTTCTTTTATCAATGTTTTATTCAACTCAATAAATTGGTGGAAAAAAAACAGAAAAACACATTAATTATTCAAGACGACCATAATATAATTAAACACAAAGAAACCAATAAAGAAGAAATATTTCAAGTAAATGTTAAAAGCGGGCTAATAAATCCTTTAACAATAAAAACTTATAAAAAGGTTTTAAATATTGATACACGATTTAGAGACAATTATGAAACCTCTAGATCGACCGATTTTGTAATAAATTTGCCCACGGCTTTTAAGAAAGTCCTCTCGCTACAAGTAGTTAATTATCAACTTCCGTATACTATTTATAGTATATCAAAAAAAACCGGCTCCCATTCATTTTATGTAGACACTAGCTTAATAGAAATTAATGACGGCGGTTATGATGAAAACTCATTGGTTCAAGAAATAAATAGCAAATTGCCAAGCGACATTTCACTCATTTATAATTCGCTAAGCGCTAAATTCATTTTTACAAGTGTTAATGTGTTTAGTTTAAATTTCGATTATATTGAAAATGCTGACATGCATTACAATATAGCAACAAATATTGATAAAAATCAAATGACTTTAGGCTGGATAATGGGTTTTAGAAATAGTAAAATTGTTAAAAATGGAAAACAAACAATTATAAAATATGTAGGAGCTAACAGCTATGAAGCGGAAAATTGTTATGATGGTGGTCTTAGTAATAAATATTATTTGTTATCAGTAAATGATTATCAAAACAATCACGCTAATGCTTTTGTATCGGCATTTAAATACCAAACCTTAACCGATAACAATATATTATGTAAAATGACAAACTCAAAGGAAGACGGAACCAAGACCTTTTTATATCCAAAAAGGATTTACTTTGGTCCAACAAATATTAATAAACTGCATATAAAAATATATGATGAATATGGTAGAATATTGGACGTTAATAATGGCGATTTATCTCTCGAAATAGAATGTGAAATTCTATATGATTTATAAAAAGTAATAATATATTTTTGTATTACTTTTTTATAAAAAGTAATAATATATTTTTGTATTACTTTTTTATAAAAAGTAATAATATATAATAATTATACTATGATTGGTTATAGAAATAATAGTAGTAATATAACAATAAATACACATGTTAATACACAACCTAACCAAATAATTGGTGATGATGCTATTAATAAAGCGGGTCAATCATTTTTTGATATATTAACGCAACAACCATATAAATTTTCCAAAAATGATATAAGTGTTAATACTTATTCAATGACTTTAAGGTGGAACTATGATTTAATAATAGCCATGCAAGAAAATGATATTATTGCCAAATTATCAAATAGCGCAGATTATGCGCAAAATTTACCGTTTATTAGAAAAATTTATCTGGAAATTGCCGGAAATGTAGACGCACAGCTAGACCCGTTATATAATAATATGTGGATACCTCTTCATGAAATGACTATTAGTGGCGATTATAATGTATATGATTATAAACATTATGTTTTTCAGAGAGAAAATTACAGTTCCAATTCTAGTAATAATTATAATAAAGCAATTCATAATATAATTAGTAAAAGCTTACCATTTTCAATACGAGTATATGGTGAAAATTATAGCGCAAATTATCCTAGCATTGAAAACCGTTCTTTAATTTTCAATAACCTAAGTTTTGTATATATTAACCCACCATATAAGCCGCAATTTATAGGCTCTACTAGTGATTATAGTGCAAATGTTGCTATCAAAAATTACGTAACATTAACATATTATAATGCTAATAGCATTATGCTTGAAACGTCGGGCAATACTAAGATAACAAATTATAATATTGATTATAGATTAAATGACACTTTAGCAAGCTATTTAGTTAGTCGCGATTATTTGATAAATAATCTAAATATTGACACATCGTTTTCGAGCGCCGTGTATTCAACTATGAGTTTTAATATTATATTAGCCAATTTAATGAGTGGCTCAAATTATTTACACAAAATTAAAGTCAAAAATATTTATTCAAATAATTATTCAGAATATAGCGACATTAGTGTTTCAAAACATACACTATTGCCATCCAATAATAATATTGGAACAAGTCTTGATATGTCAATTAAAGCGGAATGTTACAAACGCATAAGTAATAATGATCTCAGTAATGCTAGCGTTTTATACTTTAATGTGGTTAATAGCGCTCATAAACTTATATTTAATAATAGTTCAATTCAACCATTTCAAATAACAAATCCATATTTTGATAGTCAACATTTAGAACCTTACCGTTATGGTTATGGCAAATTTATTGATAATAGTTTAAACTTGGTAACAATAACTATGAGCATTAATAGTGTTCTCAAACAAATTATAAATTATGGCGGTTTTGATGTTTCTGGAGCTAATGCTGGGGCTAATGCTAATGCTGGAGCTAATCCTATAAACTATAATTATAACATGAATAACTATACTAATAATAGAATTATTCATAATTGCAATTCTATTGAAGATATTTATGATAATGAAATAACCTATAGTAATAAAGGTTTTAGACTAAAAGGATATTTTTCATTGATAGATGAAATTACAAATAATAATATTATTAATTATTTTGGGGATCCATCTTCAAATCCATATATATTAAATATAAACTATAGTCGTGACCCTAGTGTTGATTATGTTCTAGGATCAAATGTTACATATAATATATATATAGATAATTTTACAGGTGATCCGGTTGCTAATAGTATTAGCAATATTGTAAATGCTACTGACGTTGTATACATTATGAGTGTTGCAAGTGTTAAATTTTTTAAAGTGATTTTATACAGAACTTATGCAAATATTAATTCGATTTATAAATATATTGTTGGAAACAATATAATTGCTAATTTTAGCACATCTAATAGTAATATTAGTTTAACTAGTCAAAATATTATATTGCCACAAGCAGATATTTGTGCTAACGGTATATATATATATAATGATTTCTCTTGCGTCAATATTGCATATTATCAAAAAACATATTACGATTTTAGTTTTAACTTAATAGAAAAAATATATAATTTAAATAATAGGGATGGAGTTACTATAAATAGTAACATTATTACACATCATTATTGCGATTATAATAGTTTTGACATTTCTAATAATGCAAATATTATTGGTATTAGCAAATTAGATTTAAATGCTTTAAATATATATGAAATTAGCAATATTCAACTTTTGGGAAGCGATTTATATAATATTCAATTGAAACATTATAATAATCATAGCAATAAAATAATGCCGTCTACTTTATTGTATATGAACTCGTCTTTTAGCAATGATTTTTCATTATATCCAAACAGTAATGACTTTAGTTATAATAACTTGGACATTTCATATAGCACACATAGAACAATTTCTTATGATTTGAGTGGTTCTATTAATCCATTAAATAACGGTTATAAATGGATTGTTTTTAAAATATATAAAAGCACAGACATAAGCAATGCATATAAATTTAATAATATTAATTATCCAATTCAGAATTCTGTTGATGGAACTAACTATTTACCTTTGAAAAATATGTTAAAAGCCAAAGACTTATTTACAGACACTATTGTGGATAATATTTTTGCTGCCGATAACTTAGATGCTCTTATGTTTGGACATGCAACAACAAATGATGAAAATGAAACATATACAAGATTTTTCAATATTAAGCATGATTATAATATTACTAATGGTATATGGACTATAAATAATAATAATAATAATAATACTAATGCTATTAGTTATAATAGTACGCATTTTTTAAATACGTCAAAAATATATGGATCTAATGTAGATGGTTTAGGCATTTATTGCCCTATTAATGTGTTAAACAATGATTTAACCATATATATAGGTTTAAAAAATAACATGTAATCATAACAGTTACTTGAATATTTTTTGATTTATTTATTTATTTATTTATTTATTTATTTATTTATTTATTTATTTACTAGCTTGGTAGCTTGTATAACTATTTCCAAGTCAAAAGTAAATTCTTCTTGAATAGACTGAACTATTAGCCCATAATTATCAATTATTTTAATACTGAAACTTGACATGTTTATTGGGCCGCTATATTGCCTAATATTATTTTTATTATCAATATTGTCTAATATTTCATATATGTAATAGTTTGTTAGACTTGTCCCTTTGTGTGTATTTATTTTTGCCAATATTTTATCACTTGAGAGATTATTATTTAAAAATAATTGATGAGTTTCAATGATTGCGCTCTGATTTTCGTCAAAGCAAAAAAAGATCGGGCTGCTTAATGTATTATATGTTTTAGGTCCTATTATTTTTTGACTTCCTTTTGTATTATTTGATGTATCATAAGCAATATTATTGAAACCTAATATATTAGCAAGCGAATATGGTGGAACATAATTTGTTAAAAAATCTATTGCATAATGTTTAAATTTGCTATTATTATAACTATTACTTAAATCAAAGGTGCAAATTTTAGTATTTTTGTTGATTGAAAAAGTTAGTGCTTTAATAAAGTTTGTATTGCTATTATCTATTGGATCTCCTGAAATAGTAATGCTATTATCTATTACATTTCCTGAAATAGTAATGTTAAAATTTTTAAATTTGTTATTTAAAACATTCTCCATTTCTGTGCTGTCTTCATAATATCCATTTTCTATTACTATTGAACATGAAAAATCGAGATTATTTGTATTATCATATTTTTTTATTACAAAACTGTTATTTGCTTTTGTGCTATGGATTAAAAACGGTTTTCTAATATTTAATGATGTTAATTTACATTGAACTACATTATTAATTGTATTACTTAATAGGATTTTACAATCGGTTGGCAATCCATTTGCAATAAATTTATTAATTCTATAACTTGTATTAAAGTATAGATTTTTATGTATGTAATATGTTTCTACAGCATCGCTATTAATAATTGGATTAATAATTGTATTGCTATTACTAGTTGAATTTGAATTTGAATTTGGATTTGAATTTGAATTAGGATTTAAATTAGGATTTGAATTTGGATTTGAATTAGAATTTAAATTTGAATTAGGATTGCTATTACTAGTTGAATTAGGATTGCTATTTGGATTTAAATTAGAATTTAAATTAGGATTGCTATTTGAATTTGAATTTGAATAATTCACATACGTTTCAATTATATTAACATCATCTTCCTCCTCTTCTTCATCTTCCTCTTCTTCTTCTTCTTCTTCTTCATCTTCGTCTTCCTCTTCTTCTTCCTCATCTTCCTCTTCTTCATCTTCATCTTCTTCATGTTTCTTATAATCTCTAATTTGTGGCTCAATATTTGCATTAGCATTGTTATGTAAATAATAATCTAAATCAGTTAAATCGGTTAAATCAGTTAAATCAGTGTTACGATTGGTTAAAAAATTCAATAATTTAGTTTGCGCATTTAGAAAAAAGGTTTTTATGGGTTCATTGTTGTTAAAAACGTTAGTAGTTAAATCGTCAACTTTTAATACTATATTCTCTCGTGATAGGTCATCTAATTCAAGCAATTTATACAATTCCTCAATACTATAATCATCTATTGATGTATTAAAAGTTTGATAATTATTTTTAGAATACATTGTTTATAAATAAACTATATTTAGTTTAACGGACTATTTTTATATTTTTAATAGTTACAAATCTATTTTTGTACATAGTTATTAAAAATCTGACAAAATCAAATTCATCATTTTTAGCAACACATTTAGGAATTTTTTGAATGCCTTGCCCTCTTTTGCAGTGATAAGCTGATTTAAATAAGTAATCTTCTAAGAAAGTAATTATTTCACTTTCATAACTAGTAAAGTTTTTTCTATCAATTCTATAATTTGATTTGTATATAAACCGATTATAATTATTATCTGCATAAATTTTGTAGTATTTTCTATTTTCTCTTGCAAGATTATTTTTAATTATACCAATTCCTTCTATAATATTTTTAGTATTATTCATTTCTAATACTAATAATTGACTGTCTGGATCTAGCGTATCGCTAATTTTTACAGGTAATCCATATATACAGCCTAATGAGCCATTGTTTTTTTTAATCCATAACCTATTTTCTTTAAAAGTTGCTTCATTAAATCGTGTTACGCAAATTTCCATAGCTATAAAATCGCATAAATAAATGGTAATAAGCATTTATTTATCAATTTTTAATTTTTTATTTTTATTTTTATTTTTATTTTTATTTTTTTATTTTTATTTTTATTTTTTTTTTATTTTTGTAGGTATTAATGGTTTGCTATTGTTCTTGTTCTTGTTCTTGTTTTAAATAGTAACATACTATAGTAATATTAGTTTTACATGCATCAATATTTTTTTTAATAACATTAATTTTTTCGTTATCGGGATAATTTTGCAATAATTCATTATTTATTGAATGTAAAAATTTGTAGTTACTTATGATTTCATAAGTTTCGTAATGGCCTTCAACTTTTTTAGGATTAGTGCTATTTATTACTATGTAACCATCGACATGTGAAATATTTAAATTTAAGCTATTATTTACTATTGGAATACTAATTTGCTTTAGATTTTTTTCTTGCATTGTTATTATTTCATTGGTTATTTTTATAATGTTTAGCTCGCGCTCTTGAAAAAGATCCAATATTATATTTTCAATCATTGTTGAATTATATTCCTCTTTATATTGTGTTTTCAAAGTTTCTCTTATTTCTGATTTGATTTTTTTTGAATTATTAACATAATAATCATCAACAACATTCAATAATAATTCACGGTCCATTGTTAATAATTTATGTGATTGCAAATATTTTTTATATTCCTCTTCTACTATATTATATACACATGCTTTTATACTTTCAATAATATTTCCTGTTGCCATTAATATATTATTAATTAAATATTATTAATATATATTTAATTCATTTTTATATATTCATTTTTAAATAAATTAATTAAATAAATTAATTAAATAAATTAATTAAATTAAATAAATTAATTAAATAAATAAATTAAATTTAATATATAAAATTTAAAAGTAAATATATATAAATTCTCAAATATATAGCATGAATATAATATGTAATTTATATAGTAAATTGTATGCGCTAAGTTGTAAAGTTAAGTATATAATTTATTTTAATATATTTTTAAATATATTATTAATAAATTATTTATACTACAAGCTTTGGAAAGTTTTAAATAACAAACTAGTATCATTATTAAATTTTAGTATTAAATTAAATGGGTGTGTTATTATTAAGATGATACAGTGGATAAATACTAATTTAGGACTATTATTAAATAATTCCAAAAACAGTGAATTTATATTTCAGTTATTTTCACAATATTATGAAAATTGTCCTATTCATGATTTAAAATATACTAAAACTTTATTTTTAAAAGAGTTTGGTGTTGCTTTTGATACTTATTTTGAGCTAGATGATACATTTGTTATCAAATCTGGTTCAATTGCGCAAGTGTATAAAGCTTGCATGAAAAATTATAGTGCAAATGTTGCTATTAAAGTTGTTCATCCTGAAATAGAATATCAATTATTATGCCCGGTTGCCCTTGTAAAGTTATATACATACATAGTAACAAACTTTAAATGCTTTAAAAAATATGATATTATTATAGATTTGACTGCATTTTTTTGTAATTTAGAAAAACAAATAAGTATGGTAAATGAGTTTGCTAATAATGAATATTTTTATAATAATTATAAGAATAATAATATTGTTATTATTCCAAAGCCTTTAATGAAAAGTAAAAATTTTTTAATAATGGAATTTGTTGATGGAGAACAAATAGAAGATTTGGATATTAGCGATTATAAAAAACAAATTTTAATTTCATTTGTTGCTTTATTTGTTAAAGATTGTTTAATAAACAGTAAATATGTTCATTGTGATTTACACCAAGGAAATTGGAAAATTTATAAACAATGTATTGATGATGGTATTAATGAAACAATTTATAATTATAAAATTATTATTTATGATTTTGGATATGTAGTAGAAAATAAAAAAATGGATGCTTTAAAAAAATTCATTTATTATTTAGATACTAATAATAATTATGAATTAGGAAATTTATTATTTCATAACATTACTAATATAGACATTAATAATACTAATAAAGATGATTTTATAGAGCGAATTATAAAATATAGAAATAATAGTTATCCATATTCAGATAGTATGGTAATTTCATATTTAACATTTTGCTATATTAATGGATATAAATTACAAAATAATTTATTAGATTATTTTATTTCTATAATATTACTTAACAAAAATTTCAAGAAATATTTATTTTTAAATTATGAGGAAACTTCTTATAATGAAGTTAATTTTAATAAACATGTTTCTAATATAAATATGTTTTATATAAGTATATGTGAAAAATATGATGTCTTTCACTACGTTAAAGATTATTTGTATGATACATATATATATAATTCATATTTTACAAAAAAAATAAAATATACAAACAATAATTTTAATACTTTGAAAACCACTAATTGTGTAATCTCTAATGTTGTTAATTCAATTGACATTTAATACAAATACTATATAATATTATAGTAGATTGACTATTATTATTATTATTACTATTATTATTATTAGATTTCCATGCTATCCACCCTAATCCGTTACAATTAAGGCAAGATCTAAATTTATGGTTACATGCTTCTTCATATACAGAATTATAACATAGATTATGCTGCACATATTTTTTTACTCTATAATTATTTTTGAATTTATATAAATAGTCTACTTTGAGTAATTTGTTATAGCAATATAACATAGTTATATTATTTATTATTTTTATTGTTATTGCTTTTTTATTGTTATTGCTTTTTTATTGTTATTGCTTTCAATTTTATTGCTTTTATTGTTTAGCAAAAAAATTGAATTTTTGTTAATTTATATATTATAATATATAATTAATCATATTATAATATGCTTTGTATGGATTGTAACGAAACAAGTTTGGATCTATTTATGTGTGAAATAGATAAGACTATTTTGAGCGGAAATATAATATATATTGAAAATGCTATAAAAAAATATGAAAATGTTATAACTAAACATTATATTACATGGGCACAATCAATTGCATTACAAATAATTGAGGAAAAATTGGAAAATATAGCATTATAAAAATATAAAAATATAAAAATATAAAATTTTTTTTAGGAACTAATTTATAAAGTATTTATTAAATATAGAAAAAAATATAATATATGCATATATTATATATATAAAATGGCTCCTAAAATTAGTGTTCTGGCTCCTAAAATTAGTGTTCAAGATACACTAACAAAGGCACTTACAAAAAAAGCGTTTGTTAGTACATTAGCTGGTGTAGTTGATACTGTCGTTAAGAGTTCTAGATTGAAGAGCCAAGTAAATGCAATAGCTAATGATGAGGATGTGATAGGCGGCATTCAAATATTAAAAAGAGAGATGGCTGATGATGTGGACAAACCAGCAGCG